CATGAATAATTATTAGTCCGGAGTGAATAGTGGGGTTTGGTTTGGCGCGTTTAAATGCGTTTTAAGGCCCGTCGGTGGCTCCGGGGTACCTTTGGTATGGGTCAGGAGCCGAAAGGCCTCTAACGCGATCCTACAGCGTGAGGCACGCATCGGATGGGTGGGCGAATAGTGCGCCCGGAACCGGAACGCATGGACAAAAAAAGGGGCCGACCCCGAAGGGCCGGCCCCAGTTTACCGCCTTGCTACTCGCCCAAGGTGGGGAGCTCCTCGAAAGGAACCGCCGACCGGTTCTTTTGGATCCATGCGAGCGCCGTCCGGTACTGCGTCAGTATGCTCTGGATCCGTTCTTCGTCGGCTTTGATGTTGCGCCAAGCCTCGCCCGCTTCCTGTGATGCCGCCTTATCGGGCTTTTTCGAGGCTTGAAGGTTGGCGGACTTCACGACCGTCCTTTCGTGAAGCTTGACCTTCCCATCATCTCCCTTCCCCTCGAGGCCTACCGCGAGGAGCGGCCCTACACTCTGTAGATCCTTTTCGGTAACAACACCGGCAAGCCGGTCAGGATCGTTGAGCATGTCGAGCGCTAGCCGATTGAGATTGGCCAGCTTGGGAAGCCGTGGCTTTGTCTTACCCTCCTCGACCTTGCCAGACTTCGAGATGCCCTTCGAGGTCAACACTCCATAGCTGGCCTCATCCTCGATTGCGTCTAGGAATCTCTGTTCATCTCCGAAGAATGCGAGATAGGAAAAGAGCCTTCCGATGTCTTGAGTCGGGTTGAGCACATTCGGGTTCGACATCTCCGCCGCGATCTCGCCCCTCCACGCGAGAACATCCTCTACCGTGGGTGGCTCAGCATTGCCCCGAATCTTTGCCGCAAGGTACATCGTCACCGCCGCCGTACCTTGCCCGCCCGCCTTGGTCGCCGCCTTGGCGGCCTTGCTAGCCTTTGACAGTAGGCCAGCGACGAACGACGCGGACACCTCGATAACTTCCATTTGCTTGGTGGACATAATGTCCCTCCATGTATGGGGCACCTTCGCCCCGGTGATCCGGCCCGCCGGAGTGGCGGCGCCGGGCACAACCATGATTGTCAATCAACACTCCGGAATCTCGTTCAATCCAATCCGATGCGCAAGGCCCACAACAATCCCGCGCAATCTGGGGCCATTCCACGCGCAACACGACCGCCAATGGTGCCCGGCCTGAAAAATAATTTTTACGATCCTATGCATCCAAAATGCATAAAAATGCACCCCCAGTACCCCGGGGGCACCCCTAGGCGCGCGAAGCGCCCGCCCCCCTGTAAGGTAGGTTTTACGCGTTCGACGAGGTTGTATCATGGGGTTGCACCTTTGTGCCAGAAAAGCGCATGAGTAAAACTGTATATATATTATATATATATTTATACCCTTATTTTTTTTTAAATGGTTGTTAAAAATATGGTAAAAAAAATATATATAAAAAATGAAAGTATTAACCTATATTTTAAATACATGTATTTATAATACTGTATTAATAATACTGTATTATAAATACTGTTTATAAAAAGTATTTATAATAAAAAAAGAAAAACCCCTTTTTTTAAAAGGGGTTTTTCTTTTTATATATATATATATAATTAGTAGTATCTCGTGCCTGAAAAAGACGGATGGGTTGCTTGGCCAGCAAGGAAAAAAAGAAAGAACTCAGGGATCGTCAGTTTGGTCCCAAGGCTGAATGGATCAGATCCCTGCCTTGCTGTGCTTGTGGCACTGATGGTCCTTGTGATGCGGCACACATGAAGTCTAGAGGTGCGGGGGGTACCAGTGACCATTTGGTTCCTCTCTGTAGGAAGTGCCATACAGAGCAGCACACAACGGGGATCAAGACCTTCTTTTCAAAACACGGCGTTATAGACATCTTAGATCTGGCGGAACGCTACCACCAGAAATGGCTCTATGCTGAATACTGGGACGGAAGAAAAGGAGACATGCTCTACTGAGCTAGAACCCATAAATATATGGGAAGCAATACAAGTTATTGAGAATGCAGTTGATGCTTATCGTGCATCTACAGCCATGATGAGGGGCACAAGATCCAAAATCAAAGATTTATACAAACCACATGGTAATGGAAAGGTCAAGTATATAGGTGAAACGGCGGAGGAGATACTTGAAAGCTTTTTGACTAGGCACAATTACAGGCGTGGTAGTCAGCTTTGGTTTGATTTCTCTAGACTGGTAATGGATTATGCGGAAAAGAATGAGTTCGAAGAGTGGCGTGTGGCCCACTGGTGCAGAATTAACAAAGTACCTTTCCGGCTTTAAGATGTCCGAGCTTGTCAAGAAGCACAGTGATTGTATGTTGAAGGCACAAAAGTATTTTATGGATGGTGATTACAATCTTTCTGACAAGCACAGAAAGAATGCAGACACGATTGTTCTGCACTGTGAAAAATTCTATGACGACCCAGCTTGATTTAGCCAGCATCAGGTCGAAAATCTCCGGTCTTCCAGAAATTGAAAGACTGGAGATACTCAGGTTGCTGGATGAGTTAGATAACGCAAAGACCAAGGACCTGATCAACAAGGACTTTTTGGCCTTTGTTAAGCATATATGGCCAGCTTTTATTGAAGGTGACCATCACAGGGTCATGGCAGATGCTTTTAACAGGATTGCCAGTGGTGATCTCAAGCGTCTGATCATCAACATGCCGCCCCGGCATACCAAGTCTGAGTTTGCGTCCCATCTTTTTCCTGCTTGGTATCTAGGAAAATTCCCAGACAGGAAGGTTATTCAGACGGCACATACCGCTGAGCTTGCTGTTGGGTTTGGCAGAAAGGTCAGAAACTTGGTGGACTCGGATGACTACCAGTCGGTATTCAATAGTGTGTCCCTTGCCTCTGACTCCAAGGCTGCTGGACGATGGAGCACCAATAAAAACGGGGAATACTTCGCCATTGGTGTCGGCGGTGCCGTTACGGGTAAGGGTGCCGACATTCTGATCATTGACGATCCGCATTCAGAGCAGGAAGCAGCACTCAACGACCCGTCGATCTACGATAAGACCTACGAATGGTACACATCGGGACCAAGACAGCGTTTACAGCCCGGCGGAAGCATCTGTGTGGTCATGACTCGTTGGTCGAAAAAGGATCTGACTGGCAGCATCCTGAAGTCTTCCATCGAACGGGGAGGATCAGACGAGTGGGAAGTCATTGAGCTTCCGGCAATCCTGCCAAGTGGTAACCCACTGTGGCCAAGCTTTTGGCCAATCGAACAGCTTGAGGCACTGAAGTCCGAACTCCCACTTTCCAAATGGAGTGCTCAGTACCAGCAGAACCCAACCTCAGAAGAGAGCGCAATCATCAAGCGGGAGTGGTGGCGCGAGTGGGAAGGATCTAGGCCACCGAGTTGTAATTTTATTATTCAATCTTGGGACACTGCCTTCCTTGCCAAAGAAACTTCTGATTACAGTGCTTGCACAACTTGGGGAGTGTTTTATGATGATAATGGGAATTCAAACATTATCCTGCTTGACGCATTTCAGGAAAGGCTTGAGTTTCCAGATTTGAAGGCTAGGGCTTTCGACATGTACAAGGAGTTCAATCCAGATGCTTGTATTGTCGAAGCCAAGGCTGCCGGATCACCCTTGATTTTCGAGCTTCGTAAGATGGGGATCCCGGTCAGTGAATACTCACCAAATCGCGGCAAAGACAAAATTGCTCGCGTAAATGCCGTATCGGACCTATTTTCATCTGGGTTGGTTTGGGCACCCAAGAAAAGGTGGGCGGACGAAGTAGTTGAACAGTTTGCTTCGTTTCCCACTGGAGATCACGACGACCTTGTTGATTCGAGCACTCAGGCCCTACTGAGATTCAGACAAGGTGGATTTGTTTCTATCCAAAGCGATGAGAAAGAAGAAGAAATGATTTATCATCGCAAGGCATCGTATTACTGATGGCAACTACCGAAAGAGATTTGCTTGATCGCCTTGTAAATCCACAAGGCTTTAGTGGTACAGCGGCTCTTTTGGGTGCCAGTTTTACGCCGGGTGTAAGCACTGCCGTTGATGCGGCGTCTGCCCTAGATGCTGTAAGGAAAAGAGACCCACTTAATTTTGGACTTTCCACCCTTGGACTGCTCCCATTCATCTCGGGCACTACGGTTCGGGTTGGTGGAGAAGCCGCTGGCCGTGGGATCAAGTCTCTTGTAGAAAATCTTTACCACGGATCACCCAGTCTTTTTAATAAGTTTAGAAAACCCATAAGATCTGGCATGTACGGAGCTGGTCACTATTTAACAAACTTGCGAAAGACAGCCGAAGATTACGCAAAAAAAAGCACACCTTCTAATCTTCTTAGAACGAATTCCGATGAGTTAGGTGATCCATTAGGATATATATACAATATTAATGTAAGGGCACCGGAGTCGTCATTTGTTGATTATTTTTCACATGACCTAGCATCTCAACCGAAAGGTTTACAAGATCTTTATGAAGAATTGGGGATTCCAGATGATTTTCAATTTGACCTTTTGAGAGCGGTAGAATCACCTGATGAAGAAATTACCAGAGTTGCGGGGAAAGTAGCACGTTTGGCGAGGAAAAGTGGTTTTGAGCCTCGTGGTGGCCTAGAAAGCTTACTTCAAAATAGAGGTGTTTCGGGAGTTAAAGTTGACTTCGGAGCCCTCCAATACCCGCCCTTACCGAAAAAACCAGCCGAAAAATACTATGTTGTATTTGATAATGACTTAATTGATATTATTGGGGAACCTACACCAGTATTTCCTCGTCGTGCTGGCGAATCGTCGCCCGGAATGTTTTCTAGCATCCGACAGTTAAATCAATATTTAAGAAACCGGTAATCTGAAATTATCATGGCCATAGACAAAAGTTTGATGGACCTAATCCCGATCAACGAATTAATCATGGCTGATGATGTTGTTCTGGATATTGAAGAGCCCGAAGACGAAATCATTGATGCGATTATTACCGAGGGTGATGATGGCAGCCTGACGTTCGACTTCGATATTGGTGCCACTGGTGCGCTGACCGAAGAAATTCCATTTGAGGCCAACTTGGCCGAATACATGGATGACGATGATCTGCGCCATTGTGCATCAAAGCTTGTTTCTCTTTATGAAGACGATAAGTCCAGCCGCAAGGACTGGGAGCGTTCTTACAAAGAGGGGCTCGACCTGCTTGGGCTGGAGATGGAGGATCGCACTACCCCGTGGCCCGGTGCCTGCGGTGTGTTCCATCCCCTTTTGTCTGAGTCCGTCGTTCGCTTTCAGGCACAGACCATTCAGGAAATCTTTCCTGCCCGCGGACCTGTAAAGGCAAAGATCTGGGGTATTAGCACCCCCGAAATTATTGCACAGGCTCAGCGTGTTAAGGAGTACATGAACTACCAGTTACTGGAGGTCATGACTGAATACCGGGCTGAAACCGAAAAGCTTCTATTCAGTCTTCCGTTATCCGGAGCTGCTTTTAGAAAAATTTATTACGACCCCACTCTTGGCAGGCCTTGCTCCATGTTTGTGCCTGCTGAGGATTTTGTCATCTCGTATGATGAAAGTTCGTTAGACAGTGCGGAGCGGTACACGCATGTAATGACCAGAAGCGCGAATCATATCCGAAAGCTTCAGGTCAGTGGGTTTTACCGCGATGTCGAACTTGGCCCAGCCACACACTCGGCAGATGTAATCAAAAACAAATTCGATGAGATTTCTGGTGTTTCGTTTTCCGGGCAGGATGATGATCGCCACCAATTA